CAAGACCAGTGTATTCTTCAGCGGGTTGATGTAGGTGCCCAAGAGTTTGGTATAGCGTCGGATCATCCGAACACTCTGGACCAGTTGTGCCCTCTCCTCATCTAGATTGTGATGGGTGAGCATGGCTCGGAGAGTCTCATCATCCGTACTAGGATCTCCTGTCTTCTCGTTGTACTTCTCTGGAGATAATTTCCACTCTCCGAAGAGAAGCTTTCTTAGCTGGAGAGTAGAGTTAGCATTGAAATCCGGGCTTACTATCTCTGCACAGATGTTTTTATTTTCCTGGAGCTGGTGGAGGAATTTGCTTTCATGAAAAAGAACACGGTCCTGGTCCACTCGAAGGCCCAACCGTTGCATGCCCACTCCGACATGCTGTAGGTGATGCTCCAAGTCCATCAGATGCCATTGATCTCTAGAGTGGATCTGCCGAGCTAATGGGACGGCGACCCGTGCGGTTACGCAAGCATCCTTCGCGCAGTAGGTCCAGAGTTCCTGATCATCCTTGGCATTCAGAGCCGTATGGTTTGCCTTCCACGCTTCTACAAAGTCTGTATAGACAGACGTAACGAAGCCCAGGTTGTGAGGCATCTCGTTATCAGCCAACAAGTGCATGAGCAGTGTATCGGCATCTAGCTTTGGAGTTACTCCAAGCGTATTTTCAATGACGAGCCTGTCATATTGACCCGCATTATGTCCGACGAGCTTAGATAGGTTGTCTTCCAGGAAGGAGCAGAGCATATCTCGGATGTCGATTTCAGTCTGTGGATCAAAGGAATGGGTCTTACCGTCGATGCTCAGGAAAGGAATGACGATGCTGTATTTAGTATTGGCTAATGCCACGCATCTTAGATTGGCATCCAAAGGATTCTTGGCGTCTGTCTCAACATCATAAGCAACCAACTCACCAGCCAACCGTAGCTTGGCAAGCGATCTATGTAGCTGGGGCAAGGATGATATGAATTCAATTTCAGGGTCTACCCATGTCAACTCACCCCGGAAGAATCTCAATGCTCTAGCGATGTCATTCTGGAAGACGCTTCTCCATTTGGGAGAGCGCAAGACGAAAGCGGGATGGATGGTATAGGCTACCTTTACTTTGCCCCAAGGCTTCTCAATGACTTCGCATGCTCCGCGAGTGGACATGATGGAAGCATAGGAACCACGGATAGCAGTAGCAGCGGTAGCCCCAAGGCAGATGACCTGGGTGAATCCCTCGATCTCATCATCCACCCTGGGCTTACAGCAAGAGTGGGGGGAAGGGAATTCTTTTTCTTCTTTGCTTCTTCGCAATTTGTTTTGGCGAGAAAGTCTCGTCATGAAAGAGTCGAGCTTATTCTGTGGTGGGCGGCATGCGATCACGTTGTTGATCTGGCACTCATCTCGCTGCACTCCACACGCATCTAAAGCAGACTGGAGTTCTCGCCCAGACGGGCCAACGAATGGCCTGCCCTCGGCTACCTCGTGTCCGCCAGGGGCTTCGCCAATAATGACTATGCGATCACCAGGATGATGCTCTGTGAGTACAGGGGCAAACTCTCCCTTGCTCTTCCAAAGCTCCCCTAGTGGGCAGCTACTGCATTTTGCTCCATGCATTAGGACTATTCTTCCTTTAGCTATCAAGGTGTATAGCTATCCATAAAACTTTAGCCTTGGGCATCTGACCACTCAGCCACATCTTCCGAGTGGTCAGATCTTTGTTCGCCCAAGGTCCGCCTCCGCCCGCCCTTTCGCACATTGCAATTAGCTCCATCCCTTTCGGGCCACACTGTCTCGGGAAAGTAATGAAAACCCAAGCTGGAGATAGTGACACGGCGACTGCCACTATGAGACACCTAAGAGGGGATATATGTTGGACCACCGAAGCCCCCTCATTACGGCTTGCATGCTCTTCACAAGATGAATCAAACGCTTCGGTGTTTTGAATAAAGAGAGGCAGACTATGAACCGGTCTGCCAGCGGATTTTTGGCTGATGCACTCCAAAGTGACGAACCACAGAGGCCGAGCATAAAGGTTGCAGAGCCCTTCCACGCGTCTGTCTACCGTCCCTGGCTTGTATGACGCGACCAAAGTAGGCCCTCATGCGTAAAAGTATGGCGCAGGTCGAGTAAGGCGGATTCAACCAAAGCTTCGAGTTCCTATGAAAGAAGGAATTCGAAATTGTCATCGCCTTCCGGCTTAGTTGTGCCAGTACCATTAGTGGTAGTGGTCTCTTCCGAGCTACTCAAAGCAGACATCGCATCGTAGCGACCCTTCGAGTAGAAGGTGTACTTGGCATAGCTGCCCTGGGTGGCCTTTCCACTCTCGTCTGTATTCGGGGCGGCATAGTTGAAGTACACCATGCGTCCCACAAACTTGTGGAAAGGAATCTCAGTTTCTCCAGCCATCTTTGCATCCGGGACACCGGCAGAAAGAAGGAATGCCTTCAAGAAGGGAAGTGCCTTCTCGTTATCAAGGTTGAAACGCTCACGATGACGAAGCCCGTCAGTGTTCATGTAGACATACAGAACACTTCCGCTATCGGTAAAGTGTGCGAACTCCTCAATCACTCCGATATGGAGTCCTGAAGGGAGGATTGAAATTCCACCAGTCGCAGCAGAGACATTGGTGAAGTCGATCTTGATATTGATACTACTATCCATTGGTTTGATTCTCCTGGGTTACCAACCCGAATTTTGATCGGTGAACATTGCATCGATCATGTTTTCCCTCGCGCAGTAGAGTACTGCCCTATGCAGCGCATCCTGTAGAGCCCATCGAATATGGGGGTTGGGATACTTCCCTTCAACGAGAGGGAGACTTTTCTGTAGAGTGTCTCTCCAGTTATCGATTCCTCTTTCGCGAACCGCATCAGACAGCTTGTCTACAAATTCGGCATGCCACCTTACTTCTGCTGGTCTAGGTACGGCGTACCCACCAGTCCGCAGAGCTTCTGCGAGATTCATAGGGGCATTGGGGGGGAAGATGGCGAGCCTATCGCCACCGATATATTGCGCGTCCGATACCGTGCGGAGAACAAAACTCCATGGGCGAGCAGTCTCGTCGTAGACTACACGCGCAACGATATCGGAGAATGCGCTGAACTGTTCGGGCAACTGCCCAGGCAGGGCAGGGCCGCCACGGACAAACTTCCCAGAGGAAGTCTTAGGTGGAGCTTCATGGCAATTGAAGATGACATGCGTACCTTTTTCCGTAGCCATCCGCGCTGCATCTCGTATCCCAAGAACTTGGTGACGGAGCGCTCTCCACATATCTCCAAAGGAATGAGTCTGCTCAAGTTGGGCAATCGTCTGCTCAACCAGGATTGAGAAATCATCTACAACAATCGTCTGATGCTTCCCTGCTTCCTTTATGATGATCTTAGCTGCCTTCTCTACACTCGGAACAGTGTGTTCATTGATGTCCATCAATCCCAAGAAGCTACGAAGTGGCAATAGCCCACCGGACTGTGCGATGAATAGACCGCATGCCCCGGCTGCCCCTGTGCAGACACTCTTGCCTGTCTTAGCTGGGCCATATACCGTAACGAATAGTCCAGTCATGACTTCTTCCTAAGCTTCCAGCGCCGGTTGCGATTCGATTTTCTACTGACAACTTCCAGGTTGTCGTCGGAGTTAGACCCTCCACGCGCTAACGGGGTCTTGTGAGAGATCTCTTTCCCATCTCCCTTGTGAACCCGTCCCGCCTTCTCGGCTTCTGCTCGGTTGCGGTTACGAGCGGCGCGGTTCTTCTTGTCTTCAGGGCCTGCTTGATCTCGGTCGTACTCTTTTCGGTAGTCACGCTTCTTCTTTCGGAATCGTTTAGTCATTAGTTTCTCCTGTAAGACTTTGAGCATACTCAGCTAGAGTCGGGATATCCCAATCCGATGATAAGGCCCTGAAAGATTTCAGGGGAATCCCTCGATTTCGGAGATTGGCGGCACGAACAGAACAGGCAGTTTTCTTAGATCCTGCTTGGACAGCAACGTCAGCAAGGGTATCGGAAGTCTGCCAGATCTCGATAAACTTCTTGGGTGGAATTCGTTTAGGCATCAGTTTTTCCCCATTGGCAAAGTTCAAAGGCAGGGCAAGGACCGTATTTTCCGTAGCAGATCTGCTCGCTGAACACGGTCGGATACTCCATCGGATCCTTGCGGGGGTTGTATCTTTGGATTCTCTCTTCTGTTTCTTTGAGGCTGGCGACGCAATCTTGGATGGCTTGAGGAGCAGGCTCCAGAGGGCAGCGATGGAATCCGTAGGGCTCGCTCAGCTTCATGCGATTGATGATGACGCCCCGGAATCTCCTTCCATACTTCTGTCGTCCGAGGATATGGTAGCCAAGGAACTGCCCGCTCAAGATATGCTGCCGAAGAGTCTTGGAATCAATCCGATAGCAACTCTTGTGATCAACGATCCAAACTCCCCCTCCAGAATCTTCTACAATCAGATCAGCTCGCTGGGTGTAGAGAAAAGGTTCTGTGTCGGGCTCCACCCTAGGGATGTAGGCTCTTAGTTCTTGTTCAACATGCAGAGTTTTCCAATCACAGGAGGAGTAGTAGAGTTGATAAGCAGCTACAGCTTCCTGAACTGGCTCAATATGCTCCAGCCATAGGCCAGCTTCGTGGGCATTCTCCGCACTCTTCGCTTGCTCGATAGCATAGGCAGCGATGGCATCGGAGGGCTCATAGTAAGTATAGCCGTTCGTATCAGTTTTGGGCGAGATGTAATGATGGGCCAGCCCAAGGTGAAACAGACTTCCCTTTACTAGGGGAACCGACATTGGGAAGGGCATTGAAGAAACATGATTGAATGCCCACCAACGCATGCAACGATTGGCCTGCTCGAACTGGTGCCATCCCCGCTCAGAGGGACCAGCATCCAATAGCTTCATATCTATGTTCGTCGCATCTTTCATCGGCTCTCTCTCATTTCACTCTACTGTTATAGCACTGGTGTCAAGTGGTGTCAAGAAGAATCTGACCCCACCCCAGCCACTCGCGATAGCAGGTCACCTTGTATCTGACTCATATCCTCTTCCATAGCTATTAGCATTTCATCATTGGCGATTGTAGCCACAGCCGGTAGCTTGTCCAGAAGAATATCGGCAACGTGTTCATCGACCGTACCGCGTGAAATGACATATACAATGAGCACAGGACGCTCTTGCCCAAGGCGAGAAAAGCGTCCTTCCCACTGTCGAATAGAGCGAGGGGTCCAGGGTAGCATTACGAACAAAGCTAGATCAGTGTCTTGGAGGTTGACACTTTCCCCCCATGCATCTCCTGTACCAACCAGTACGCAGGGGTCAGACGACTCCATGTATTGTAGGCGAATTTTGTCCCGTTCATCAGTACTTACGCCACCATGAGCACACCAAACCTGTGCGGAAATCGATTTCTCAATCTCTCTTCCAAGTCGATCACAGTCAGCACGTCTACCCGTAAAGACGACAACCTTCTGTCCGCATCCAACCGCATCTTTCACTCGGTCAATAACGTACTTCCGC